GTATACACTATGTATATACCTTTGCTTTTTGGTGGACGAACCTAGCCTTACCTAGATTCGCCTTAAACCGTTTGCTTTTCGGAGCCACGGAACCCGCCAGCCGTTCGGTATCGGGCGCTAGCTTCGCCACCCTTGCCTCTGTCTCATACCTGATCCCACAGTAGAGGCTATCCCCATATCCTGCCGTCTATTAACCCGACGATATGGCGGTTGATGTATGCAAAAAAAACCGCTTAAATCTGCATCTTGGTGAGAGACCCCCTTTTAAGGGGCAAGATACAGACTTAAACGGTCTAATCGGCTCTCACACCAACATCTGAATTATACACGAAATCGGTAAATAACCGGTAGGAAACCGGTAGCAAACCGGTAATTTATCGGTATTAGGGAAAACACCTAGTTTACATTTGCCATAAAATGTATACAATTTAGTACATGGCAATAACGCCATAGGAGAGAACAAATGTACGACTACGAGCTACCTATGTATATCCAGACAGATACGGATGACGAGCAGCCTTGTATTGTTGGCGTATCTATACGAGAACACTCACCGTCTGTAGACGGAGATGGTGGGATATTTAACTATGACTACGACATTTTAGATACGGACGGTAACGTGCGTAAAGACTGGAACAAGTTTGATACTAGAGCGTTTGCAAACTATGTGCGTTATCAACTTGATATTGCAATGGGGAACTTATGAGGTATCTATCTGTTTGTGCAGGGATAGAAGCCGCCTCGGTTGCTTGGCATGATCTTGGATGGGAAGCCGCTGCGTACTCTGAGATTGAGCCATTTCCGTCTGCCGTACTAGATCATCATTATCCAAGCGTTCCCAAAGTTGGGGACATGACAAAATACAAGGAGCGGGATATTGGAACAATTAACCTTTTGGTCGGAGGAACTCCCTGCCAATCATTCTCAGTTGCCGGACTCAGGAAAGGGCTTGAAGACCCACGAGGAAACCTTGCCCTCGTCTATTGTGGAATACTTGACCACTTTAAGCCCAAATGGTTTGTGTGGGAAAACGTACCAGGTGTCCTTAGTAGTGCAGGAGGACGGGATTTTGGTAGCTTCCTCGGGGCGGTGGCGCAACTCGGGTATGGGTTCGCTTACAGAGTGCTTGACGCTCAGTACTTTGGAGTGGCACAGCGCCGCAGACGTGTGTTCGTTATCGGATGTCTTGGAGACTGGCGAAGTGCCGCAGAGGTTCTTTTTGAGTCCCACAGCTTGTCAGGGGATTCTGCGCCGAGCAGAGAAACGGGGGAAAAAGTTGCCCCAGCCGTTAGCACAGGCGCTCCATTCAGTCGCACAGGAAATGAACGAGTAGAGTGTGATGCAATGATTCCTGTTGCTGATCCTGCGTATTGTCTTGAAACAACCTGCAACGATTACAGTAGAGCAGACGGATTTAACATGATTTCAACTTACGGAATACCTGGCAATTGGATAGGTCGCAAACCTGAAAATGGAGGTAACGCTGTTGAGCCTATGCACGATGTTGCTCCTTGTCTTACAAAGACAGATAGGCATGGTGTAGCTCAGACAATGGCAGTACGCCGCCTAACTCCTGTGGAGTGCGAGCGTTTACAGGGTTTTCCTGATAACTATACTAATATCCCGTGGCGCAAGAAAGATGAATCACCAGACGGTCCTAGATACAAAGCACTAGGCAATAGCATGGCTGTACCAGTTATGAAGTGGATAGGTCAACGAATTAAACAAGTGGAGTCAGCATGATTAAAGACACAACAATATCCGTCCGTATCCCATCCGAACTACGGCACAAGCTAGAAGACTTAGCAGCGGAGAACTGCCGCAGCTTAGGCGGTCAAGTCCTACACTTCCTAAAGTTGGCTACAGAGGATGTTACGAAAGATACAAAAAGTGTTACGACCAAAACAAAAATATCACGTCCGCATGATGTAGCACCGCAGGTATGGTTGGACTACATGGAAGTCCGTAGGGCTAAAAAGTCACCTATTACAGAGTCAGCTATCAACCAACTACGAGCAGAGGCAGACAAGGCAGGATGGTCTCTAAACGAGGCTGTAATGGAGTGCTGCTCTCGTGGGTGGCTAGGATTTAAGGCTGAGTGGGTAAACAAGGCAAGCAAGCAACAAGCGCTAGAGAACTCTAACCAACAAGCTGCGGAGGCTTTTATAAATGGTTGACCAAGACAAGAAAGAGTTTGCACAGTTTATGGCGGGTATGTTTGGTGTTTACAGCAAGGAAGTCAGCCCCATGCTTTTACGCATTTGGTTTGAGGCTCTGCGCCAATACGACCTGAAAGCCGTAAAGGATGCACTAGCTCGCCATCTGCTTAACCCTGATAACGGGCAATTCCTACCTAAACCTGCGGACGTTGTAAAACTCATTGGCGGAACGACTGTGGATTCTGCCTTGGAAGCCTGGTCACTCGTAGACAAAGCCATCCGCTCAGTCGGCACATACCAAACCGTACAGTTTGCAGACCCGATTATCCACAAGGTTATACAAGACATGGGTGGATGGGTGCATCTTGGCAAGAAAGAGGAAGACGAGTGGGCATTTGTGGCTAAAGAGTTTCAGACACGCTATAGGGGTTTAAAGACCACAGGAGCGCCGATTGACGCACCAGAGGTACTTACGGGTATCACAGATCAACAAAACGCTCTAGCGGGCGTTAATTTCAAATCTAAGCCAATCCTGATAGGACACCGAAATGACACCATCCGCACGCTCGATAGCACACATGAAGTCGCTCGGTTATCAGGTAGCTAATTGCGACCATTACAACTACTTCACCAAGCGCAGACATGATCTGTACGGATGTATCGACCTGCTCTGCATTGGAAACGGAGAGACGGTAGCTGTACAGGTTACGAGCAAGTCCAATATGTCTAGCAGGATTAAAAAGATTGAGGCAGCAGAGGCTTTCCCTGAGATGCTGCGATCAGGTTGGCGTGTACTAGTGCATGGTTGGTGGAAGAACGCAAAAGGACGGTACGAATTAAAGGAGTTTGAATTCTAAGTCAATTAGGGAAAACACCTATATACACACAAAAGCCACAGATTTACAGTTTCATCACCTTAACCAAGGAGCTACAAATGAAAACAATATCTACATACGATGCTGCACTATACGCAATTGCTGCTTTTGCCTTTGGCGCTTTGTTTGTGTTGGAGCTGCTATGAACCTCGAAACCAATGTCCGCATTATGCAAGCGTTCTCAGACGGTAAGTACCCGATCCGTGACGCAGAATTCTGGGCTGAACACATGAGCGATAAGCACTTTGTTATGGACTTGCTTAAGACCATTTCCGAGGCTTACTACAGTCCCGATCCCGCAATTGGCGAGATGTTAGACAAAATCGAGGCACATATTTTTAAGGTGGTGAAATGAGCGTATATCAAAAACTAATGGAAGCACGTCTTGTGCTACAAAACACGGCTCTTACAAAGTCCGGTCATAACAAGTTTGCGGGTTACAAATACTTTGAGCTTGGTGACTTTATCCCCGCAATCCAAAAGATTTTTAACGACCTAGAATTGTGTGGGATTATTAGCTACACGCATGAAATGGCTACGCTAACTATCATTGACACGATGGATGGTAGCAAAATTGAGATAACTAGCCCTATGTCTACCGCTGCACTCAAGGGTTGTCACGAGGTCCAAAACCTAGGGGCTGTGCAAACATACATCCGCAGATACCTTTGGGTAACAGCTATGGAGATTGTGGAGCACGATGCCATTGATAGCTCGCCTGGTGCAGACGTAGAAGTAGCCGTTAAAGCGATCCAATCTGCTACGGACTTAGATTCACTCAAGGCTCACTTTTCAAGCGCTGTAAAGCTGTTTAAAGGCGATACAGAGGCATTTGCAAAGGTCAATGCAGCTAAAGACGCACGCAAAGCTGAACTATTAGCAAAGGACGCGGCATGATACAGCAAGGCACACCGGAATGGCTTGCCTTGCGTGTCGGCAAGGTAACAGCATCCAAAGCAGCGGATGTAATGTCCTCCATTACAACGGCAGGGTACAGGAATTACCTTGCTGACTTGGTTGTGGAGCGTCTTACGGGAAATAAAACCGAGTCGTTTACCAATGCTGCAATGCAATGGGGAGTAGACCAAGAGCCTATTGCTCGTGCAGAGTACGAGGTTAAGACAGGTAACTTTGTGGATCAGATTGCCTTTGTTGACCACAAGACCATCCCTATGTTTGGGTGCTCGCCTGACGGTCTGATAGGAGAAGACGGGCTTATCGAGATCAAATGCCCCAACACAGCTACGCATATTGACTATGTTATGGCTGACAAAGTACCCACAAAGTACATCCCGCAGATTCAATGCCAACTAGCAGTTACGGGTCGAAAGTGGTGTGATTTCGTAAGTTTTGACCCAAGACTGCCTGATGGTTTACAAATGCTGATTGTCCGTGTTGACAGGGACGATGAGTATATCGAGAAGTTGGAAGACCGTGTAGTTAAGTTTTTAGACGAAGTAAATAGCGCCGTTAACGGCTTAAAGGAAAAAATGAAATGAGTATCGCTTACGAAGTAATGGCTAGTACCGGATCGTACACAGATAAAAACGGTCAGGAAAAGCGCCGTTGGATGAAGTGCGGCATTGTTATGAACACCAAAACAGGCGGTCTAGCACTTAAGCTAGAGGCTGTACCTGTTGGCTCAGACGGATGGTTCAGCTTGTTTGAACCTAAAGCCAAGGACGAGCAGCCACGCCAGCGTGCTGCGAACATTGCAGATGAACCAGACGATACACCTTTTTGAGGAATAAACCATGAGCCATTGGCTAATCGCAGCGACCGGAGTTGCCTATCTATGGGTAAGTATTGAGCAATTCCACAAGGGCAATATAAGTACCGGAATGGTTTGGGCAGGTTATGCGTTTAGTCAAATCGGCTTGTGGAGGCTTGCATCGTGAACAAAAAAGTAATTGAGCTTGCTTTAGAGTCTGGTCTTGCATACGAGATGGAAAATGGTATGTATTGGGTTGACGCAGGACCAATTGATATACACCTAGAACGCTTCTACGAGATGGCATTTGAGGCAGGACGCATGGTTGGGTTCAAGCAAGACAAGGCGCTGACAGAACTAGCTAGGATAGGGCAAGAGATTGAGCGAGGTGAAGCATGAACGAACGAATCAAAGAGCTTGCTGAACAAGCGTGGTTTGAGCCTATGGCTCGTGGTTATTACGGGTTTAATGATGAAATTGAACGCTTTGTCGAGCTAGTGCGCCAAGATGAGCGTGAGGCTTGCATTGAGATTGTTACAAAAAATGCTTCGCTAGAAACGGCTTGGAAATGCGAAGAAGAAATCAGAGCAAGGGGAAACACATGAGCATCGAAGTAATGAAGCAAGCGTTGGCTAAGTTTGAAAGCCTGTGGGAGATTGGCATTGATGCTGTGTATAAGGTTGAGTTGTTGCCTGAGATTAAAGCACTACGCCAAGCCATCGAGCAAGCAGAACAGATAGAGCCTGATTTGCCGCCAGTAGAAATTGGGGTTGATGTAACGGAGCATGGGACAACGGTAATGGCTTTTTACCGCAGACCAAACGCTGTGATGGAGATGTTTTATTCACAGTTTCACCCACAGCCAAAACAACCAAAGAACCCATCAATACGCATACAAAACCATTCCCACACAGACCACCCTATGCAGCACTGGGATAGGACTTGTCCCGCTTGTGTTGCTGATAGCGAACCACTAGCGAACCCAATAGCGAACCAACCCGAAACTTCTGGTTCGCCAATGCCTGTGGCGTGCAAACACAAAAGATATTCCAACGATGTAACCGAAGATATAGCAACTTGCTATGACTGCGGGGCAGAAGGTCGTATGCGTTTTGTTGCTAATGACACATCACCACCACAAGCAGAGAAGCAAGATCCTGTGGCATGGCGTAACGA